TCGCTTGCCTGAAACGCTTGATTCCTTTCATACGTGCTCCTTTCAGTAGTTGTTTGCCGTAGCCGGGCATTCCACGCCGGGCTCCGCTCCTCCCTAGCTGCAATTAGCCCTGCCATTGCGGAGCTTTCTCAGCGGTGCTATTCCATTGCTGTTCTTTCGGTTGTCTGAGCTGGACTTTCTTTGCAGTGCCGTTGCTTGTAAATGCTTCGCCCTGCCCTGCCGCTGCCTGTCTGCGCAGAGAACTGCTATTCCTTTGCTGGGGATTGCCTTGCTTCGCCGTTGCAGTGCTACGCTTTGCAACTCCGTTGCATGTCGTGACTGTGCCAGTCCACGCTGCGCCTTGGCTGTTCGGTTCAATGCCATTCCAGTGCTATTCTGAGCAGCGCTCTGCCATTGCGGTTCCAGTGATGGCTTTGCCGTTGCTGAGAAAAGACGTGCTATGCCCCGGCAATGCGCGCATTGCAGTACCTTCGCTGGCCTCTTCTGTGCGTAACTCAGCCGCCCTCGCACATCTCCGCCGTACCTACGCCAGTCCGTGGTACGCCTTGCCGTTGCTCTGCCGAGCGCAGCATCGCCGTTGCTTTGCCGAGCGCAGCATCGCCGTTGCTTTGCCGAACTTGGCTTAGGGTTGCTGTGCCTTAGCCATGAAAAGCGTTGTCTCGCTATGCCTTAGCGGTTCGTTTCCTAGCTGGTCCGTTGCAAAGCGTGGGGTTGCTATGCCTTCGCCTTGCTTCGTAAAGCTAAGCCACCGCTCGTAAACGCTTGTCCGCGCATTGCCCTGGCATGTCTAAGCTAGGCCGTCGCCAGGCAATGCCGTTCAACCCTTTGCCGCTGCCCGGCCAAGGGTTGCTGTGCCAAGGCCCCGCCCCGCGCTGCTCAACCATTGCAGATCTACTCCCTGCGGTTCCGTCGCTTGTTAGTCGATGTACTCGTAACTAAAGCGGCCCTTGCCGGAGTTGCGCCACTGGCCGATTCCGCGATACCTGCCGTACTGAAGCCATTCGTCGATGGTCGGCCAAAGACCGTCATTGAACGTCATGATGGTGAACTCAATGAAGCTGCCCGCCGGGATGGTCTCAGACTCGGCGAGGGCAACGCGCTCGCCCTGCGGGGTCTGTGCCCTGAGCGGCCTGATGCAGTGCGGGGACTCGACGCCCTCGGGGGTGTGGTACGGGATCTTGCGCTGCTCGATGAAGATGTTTCCGTCGATCACCTTCTTGTAAGCCTTGAGCTTGCTTGACTTGGTCGCCTTGACGCGCCAAAGAGCGCCGCAGGAATCCTTAAAGAAGCCCTTTACTTGGTAGTCGTAGATGTAGGGGGTGCCGTCCTCAAGGCGAGGGAAGACGGTGATTCCCTTCTCATGCACCTCGTCGACGCCGACGGAAGCGACCTCATCCTCAATCGTCTTGGCGTCCGGGGACTTGCTAGCGATGTACTCGCGGTAAATGTCGGGGTTGTTCGGCGAGGTCCCGAGAACCTCTTCCGTGAACGTGAGGCGAACGCTTTTCTTTCCCATTGCTGGTGTCCTTTCGGTTGGTGACGCCGCCGTGGCGAGTCGCTGCCACGGCGGCGTTTACTAAATCTGCGTCTTGCGGCCCTCGCGCCTGATTAGGCGCATGACCTCGGCTTCAAGCCGTTGATACTTGGGGTCGTACCGGGAAACCCCAAGGCCGCTGGTGATGATCAGCTTCGGCGAGTAGCCCATTGCGTACATCCGCAACACAAGCTCGCGGCCCTTACCCGTGAGAGCTACCGACTTGCCGCCCATCTATTTCCCCCTTCCATTTCTCGACCGTTTTTCAGTGATCTTTGAAGGGAACTGTTCTTCGTGCTTCCTTCTCTGTGCGTCCATGCGCCTATGGCAAGGCGTACAAAGCCAAATCACGGAAAGAGGTTTTGAGTAGTCGTGATGATGAGCTTCGATTCTGTGTTCTTTCGAACTGCACCCACACCCAGAACAAACAGACGGTCTTGTTAAATCACCGCTTGTAATTGCGGCTTCAACACACTTTCTGGCGTTCTGCTTTGTCGGGTGTTTTGCGTTCGTTGCTAGCCGAGTTTTGAGAATCCTGTCCGGATACATCGTTTTGTATCTAGAGACGTTCTCCTTAATCGTGCCGCGTTTCATCAGGTATCTCCGCCTGTTGTATTTCCTAAAGCACTCACGGCATGTTGACTGACGGATGCCTGCTGATTTGTTACTCCAATTGAACTCGGAGATTGGCAGCGTTTGCCCGCACTTGCTGCACTTTTTCGTATCCATAGTGCGGGCCTAATCAAAAGGGA